ATGCATAACGCACCACAACCCAAACTCGAAGACCTACCCACATCCACCCAACTACGCCGCTCAACAGCTATCGCGGCGATTGGGGCCGTGGCCATCGGCGTCATGGTCTACCTGCCAGCAGAATACGGCACTGATCCGACAGGCGTGGGCAGCATTCTTGGCCTGACCCAGATGGGCGTGATCAAGCAGCAACTCTACGCAGAGGCGGCGGCTGACGAAGCACTTCATGGTGGTGATGAATCATCATCGCTCATGAATGACATCTTTGGCCTTTTTGTCTCAACGGCCCATGCGCAAGAAGCGTGGCAAGATGAGATCACTTTCACCCTCGCACCCAGCGAGTCGACCGAGATCAAGGCGACAATGGAGGAAGGTGCCACGCTGAGCTACACTTGGGTCGCCACTGGTGGGAGGGTCAACTTCGACCTTCATGCACACTCAGGCAGCGACGAGGTCACTTATGAAAGAGGCCGCGGCGAAACGTCAGGCGAAGGCAGCATCACAGCGCCTTTCGCGGGCGATCACGGCTGGTTCTGGCGAAACCGCGACGACATCGAGCTGACGGTTACGCTGCAACTGAGCGGTGCTTATAGCGAGATTGTGCGCGGCGAGTGATAAGTTCCGGTGGCCACCTGAAATCCGTTGTTCAGGTGGCCGCCACATAAGGCTCAGAGCGGCGAAGTATTGAGCTGCTGACACCATCCACTGTTATGAACGATTCACAGAACCGGACATTGGCGCATGCGCAGCGAAGGCACATTTTGTCCGCAATGTGTGAGTTCGTGCACAGTGCAGCGAAAGTCCGTTTCTGATCCTCGCGTCGAACGCTGCGTTCGAGCTTTCGCGTTCTGAAATGGTTTCTAAGTTGCTGTTGTGCTGAAATAAAACAGACAGAGCTAAAATGCCCACGACTCGCGAAACCATCCTCACCGTGCTGCACACCCTGCTGCAAGCACTGCCCGCCACAGCCTTGCGCGGCAACGTGCTGCCAGAGCGCATTCCTGCCTCTGGCGTGCTGATCTTGCGCGACGGCGAACCGGGGGATCCCGAGGTCACGCTCTCGCCTCTGCGCTACCATTACCAGCACCGAGCCGAGATCGAGGCGGTCGTGCAGGGTGCTGACCGTGACGCCACCTTCGATACCCTGACCGCCAGCATCGGCTCGGCGCTCGCCGCCGACCGCACTCTGGGCGGTCTCTGCGACTGGATCGAGGCGGAAGCGCCTCGCCCGGTCGATCTGCCAGTCGAGGGCGCGGCCAGCCTGAAGGCCGCCGTCATTCCGGTAGTCCTGCACTATTCCATGGCCGATCCGCTCGGCTGATCCCAACAATTCAAGGAGACTGATATGGCACGAGCCCAAGGGGCGCGGGCGCAGATGGCGCTTGCGTTCGAGACGAGTTATGGAACGCCCCCGGTGGGCGGGTTCACGAAAATGCCCTTCGCCAGCACTTCGCTGGGGGCGGAGCAGCCGCTGCTCAATTCCGAACTGCTGGGCTACGGCCGGGATCCGCTGGCGCCGATCAAGGATGCGGTGACGGCCGATGGTGATATTGTCGTGCCGATCGACGCCGAGGCCTTCGGGTTCTGGCTGAAGGCTGCCTTTGGTGACCCAACCACGACCGGAACCGGCCCCTGGACGCACGCGTTTCAGTCTGGTGCCTGGACGTTGCCCAGCCTGTCGATAGAGACCGGAATGCCAGAGGTGCCGCGCTATGCGATGTATTCGGGCTGCGTGCTCGACCAGATCAGCTGGCAGATGCAGCGCGCGGGGTTGCTGACCGCGACGGCCCGCCTCGTGGCACAAGGCGAGACCGTGGGCACAACGACAAGTGCAGGCACGCCCGCCGCTCTTGAACTTAAACGCTTTGGCCATTTCAACGGATCGATCACACGGAACGGCTCGGCCATTGGCAATGTCGTGTCGGTGGACATCGCCTATGCCAACAATCTTGACCGGATCGAAACCATCCGCTCGGACGGCCGTATCGACGGGGCGGACCCGTCCATTGCGGCGCTGACCGGCTCGATCGAGGTCCGTTTTGCCGATCAAACGCTGGTGACGCAGGCCTTCAATGGTGACCCCTGCGAGCTCACGTTTGCCTACGTCCTGCCTTCGGGCGCGAGCTTCACCTTCACGGTCCACGCCGTCTACCTGCCGCGCCCCCGGATCGAGATCTCCGGTCCGCAGGGCGTGCAGGCGACCTTCGACTGGCAGGCCGCGCGCGACAGCGTGGTTGGCCGGATGTGCACTGCCACCCTTATCAACGATATCGAGGTATACTGATGCTGACGCTTGACCTGACGAACGCGCCGCGCTGGCATGATCTGGCGCCAGGCGTACGTGTGCAGCTCCGGCCCCTGACCACGGCGCTGATGGTCGCGACGCGCAGCGACTCCGCCGTGGAGGCGGTGCCTGACGGTGCCTCCGACGAAGAGCGGGCTTTGGCTTTTGCCAAGGCGCTCGCTCGCCGCGCCACAATGGCTTGGGAGGGCATCGGTGACGCCAACGGCAGCCCCATCGATCCCAGCCCGGAAGCTGTGAACGCGCTTCTCGACATCTGGCCAATTTTTGAAGCCTTCCAGCTGACCTACGTCTCGAAGGGTCTGCTGCTGGAACAGGAAAAAAACGTCTCCGCGCTCTCGCCGAATGGTCCTTCGGCGGGGGCGACCGATACTGCGAGGGCTGCGAAGCGACGTGCCAAGACTGCCCGGCACGACTAAACCGGCCGCTCACATTTGAGGGCTGGCAGGTCTGGGACCTGGTTGGGCGCCTGGGTGGTCAGCTCCGGGTGCTGCCCGGCGCCGTGACTGGCTGGGACCTATCGGCCGCGCTGGCGCTCGCCGATGCGCTCGGCGTGCCACCCACCGCCACAGCGGAACTGCTGCCGATCATCGAAGCGGTGATGGTCACCAAACTCAACCAACAGATGGATCATTCCCATGGCTGAAAAACGCGTTTCTGTCCGCCTTGCGGCGGTCGGCGGACGACAGGTGCGCGCCGAACTGGAAGGGGTTGGCGAAGCCGGTGCCCGCGGCTTCGGGCGCCTCAGCCGCGAGATGGAGGCCGCGAATGCCCGCATGGCGGCGTTCTCACGGCGCGTTAAGATTGCCGCTGCGGCGGCTGTCGCCGCTGCTACGGCGGCCGGGGTCGCCATGGTGCGCAATGGGCTGCAGGTGGTCGATGCGCAGGCGAAGCTGGCGCAATCGCTCAGCACGACGGTGGAAAGCATCCAGGTGTTGGAGCGTGCCGCCGAACTATCGGGCGCGCGTTTTTCCGAGATCGAGGGTGGTGCCGCACGCCTGACGCGGCGCTTGTCGCTTTTCGCGGAGAATGGTGGCGGACCGGCGGCCAAGGCGATCGAGCGTTTGGGTCTCAACGCCCAGGCATTGCTGCGCTTGCCGCTTGATCAGCGGATCGATGCAGTCTCGCAGGCCATCCGCGCCAACGCCTCGGCCTCAGAGCAGGCGGCATTGTTCAGCCAGCTGTTTGGAGACCGGGCCTTCATTGCGATGCAGCGGGTGGATACGGCCACGCTGCGCCAGGCGACGGAGGACGTGCGAGCCTTTGGAGTTGTCGTCTCGGAAGCTGATGCCGACCAGATCGAACGCACCAACGATGCGATCTCGCGGCTCGGGTTGATCTGGCGGGGCCTGTCGAACCAACTGGCCGTTGCGGCGGCCCCTGCGCTGGAGGCGGTCGCAGAAGCCATGGCCGCGATGGCCAGCCGCACCGGACCCCTCGGCATTGCGATCCGGGGCCTGTTCGAGAACATCGGGCGCTTGACCACTTATGCTGCGACCTTCGTGGGCTTTCTGGCCGGACGCTGGGTGGCGGGGATGGCGGCGGCTGCCCTGTCAGTACGCGGTCTTGCAACCGCGCTGGTGTTCCTGCGTGGCGCGCTGGTCCGCACCGGGATCGGGGCACTCATCGTCGGTGCGGGCGAACTGATCTACCAGTTCGGCAAGCTGGTGAAGGCGGCGGGTGGCTTTGGTGAGGCCATGTCGTTGCTGAAGGACGTGGCGGCCGAGGCCTGGAACCGGATCAGTCTGAGCGCCTCTGCGTCCTGGGCGCGGATCGAGTCTGGCTGGGCCGCGATGCAGGCCACGATCTATGACGGGTTGCAGGCGACGTCGGACGCGATCGTTCGGTGGGCAAACAGCACGGTCGGTGCCTTTGTTGGGGCCTATGATGCGGTCAAAGCCACCTGGTCGATGCTGCCGCGGGCGATCGGGGACTTCACCTTCCAGGCTGCGAACGCGCTGATCGATGGCGTTGAGTCGATGATCAACGGGGTGATCACGCGGATTAACAGCTTCATCACGGCTCTGAATGCGGCGCTGGAGCTACTGCCGGGATGGGCGACGGGCGAAGGTGGCCTTTCGATCGGCACGCTCGGTCCGGTCGATCTGCCCGGTGTCACCAATCCGTTCACCGGTGCGGCAGCCGAGGCGGGCACGGCGGCGGGCGATGCGTTCCGGGCGGCTGCAGGTGTCGAATATCTCGGTCGGACGGATCGGTTCAGCGGCATGGCCGATGCCGCGCGCGGTCGGTCCGATGGCTACGGCGAGGCGGCTGTTATGCTGGCGCAGGCGGCACAGGGTCCGATGACCGCGTGGGAGCGGCTAAAGGAGTTGGTGACTGGCACCGGCACAGCGCTTGATGACGCGGTTCCTCCGGCGGTTCGCCTTGAGGAGACGCTCGACGAGGTCACCGCGTCTGCAAATGCAGCGGGCGCGGCGGGCCAGAAGGCGGGCGGTGACAGCAAGGCGGGCGCGGAGGCGGCGCTGACCGGCTGGGCCGCCGTTTCGGCGAAGCTGTCGGATTACGCGAAGGGCGCGATGGAGACCGGCGCGCAGATCGGCGATGCACTGGTCGGTGCGTTCCAGTCGGCCGAGAACGCGATCGATACATTCGTGAAGACTGGCAAGCTGTCGTTCAGGGATCTGACGACGTCACTGATCGCGGACCTGGCGAAGATCGGCGCGCGCAAGTTCATCCTCGGGCCTCTGTCCAAGGCTCTTTCTGGCGCGCTCGGCAACATGGGCGGGATGTTTGCCAACATCTTTCATGCGGGTGGCGTGGTCGGTGGCCCTGCACCCGGTCGGATGGTTCCGGCGATGGCGTTTGCAAATGCGCCGCGGATGCACAGCGGGGGCATGGCTGGCGTCGGGTCCAGTTCCGGTTTTGCGGGCCTTCGCCATGACGAGGTCCCAGCCATCCTGCAACGGGGCGAACGGGTGCTCTCGCGCCGCGAAGCGCAGGGCTATGGCCAGGAACAGGCATCCGCGCCAATCGTGAATGTCGCCATCAACGCGCGAGATGCCGAGAGCTTCCGCAAAAGCCGCACGCAGATCGCGGCGGATATCTCGAGGGCGGTGGCCATGGGCCGGAGGAATATGTAATGGCGTTTCACGAGGTCCGATTTCCCGACGATATCAGCCGCGGCGCGCGTGGTGGCCCGTCCCGGCGCACGCAGATCGTCGAACTCTCCTCGGGTGCTGAGGAACGCAATGCAAGCTGGTCCGACTCACGGCGCCGCTACGATTGCTCCTATGGCATTCGGCGCGCCGATGACCTTGCGGCTGTCGTGTCGTTCTTCGAGGCGCGCAACGGTCGGCTTTACGGATTCCGATTTAAGGATTGGGCTGATTACAAATCCTGCTTTCCCTCTCAAGTGCCGTCTGCCTCGGATCAGGTGATCGGTATCGGTGACGCGACGCAGACCGAATTCCAGCTTCAGAAGCTGTACACTTCTAGCTCACATTCATGGCCTCGGTCGATCGAAAAGCCTGTGACGGGTTCAGTTTTGGTCGCGTTCGACAGCGTCGATCAGCCGATCGGCTGGGCTGTTGATGCCGCGACCGGACTTATTACCTTCACAGTGGCACCTGGCGATGGCGTCGTGGTCACCGCAGGCTTCCAGTTCGACGTACCGGTGCGGTTTGATTCTGACGATCTGGATGTGACGCTCAGCTTCGAGCGGCTGGGGTCAATCACGTCCATTCCGCTGGTGGAAATCCGCAAGCGGGCCGAGGTGGTCGTGGTCGTGCCTCCAGTCGTGCCTCCCGTTGATCCGCCTGTTGATCCTCCAGTGGAGCCGGAACTGCCGACGTTTCTGTGGGCCGATGTGTTCGCCGACCATCGTTTGACACCGCCGTATCTGGACAACACCCCCGGGCAGGACTGGACCGGCTGGGGCGATACCGCCTCAAACTCGGCCGAGGTTCCTCTGGAATGGTTCCTTCACAACGTCCTGCCGAATGATGCGCCGACCGGAGCTATTGTGGACCTGGACAGCCCCAATGGCGCAATCCACATCAAGGGCCGAATGCAGCCTCCATCAAGATCGCGCGCGAAAAACGTTACGCTTGATCTGTCGGGCAACGTGATCGAACGCGGCGAAGGCGACGACTATTGGGGGCAATTCTTCCTCTGGGGCGAGAAGGTGAACGACCCGGCCATGACGAGCGAGGCGGTGATTGGGGCAGATTCCAGCGCGGGCGACACCGTGCTGTATCTGAAGGACCCCGATCCAGATACGGATGCGCTGCTGTCTGCCGCTGTGCCAGGGTCAATCATCGAGATCCGGACCAATACCACGCGCAAAAGCTACCATCCGGATGAAAGCCGCACGACCTGCTTCGTGGCGAGCATCAACGCAACCGCGAAGACCATCACGGTTCAGGATCCGCTCGAGATCGACGTGCCCAAGGATAACCCGGTGGGCAGCTGGGAAACGTCCGATCCCTCGACCGTCACGCTGCTGCAGGGCTCGCTGTTGCAGAATAACGCCGCAGCGGGGTCCAGCACGATCGTGATGGCCAATGCCCTGGGCCTTTCCGTTGGCGACTGGCTGGTCGTCGGCACTGCGGAACTGCCGGGGCATCTGAACAACCAGTTTATGGATTTCCTGGTGGATCCGAACCAGATCGGGCCAGATTTGGACATCACGTATCCGGCCGACTATGGTGGCACGCTGATCGCGATTAATGAGGAGCTGCACCAGATCGCGGTGATCACCGGCAATACGGTTACGCTCGCGGGTACGCTGGGCAAGAACAAACTGGTGGCTTGGCAGGCCTTCGCTTTCAAGGTCGATCCGATCGAAGACTTCACGCTGATTGGCGGCAGCTTCGTCGGTGCCAAGGCGCACGGCAGCGCGGCAGCCTGGGACCACCAGTACATCTGGTGCCGGTTCATGGTGAACAGCCTGATCCGCGATTGCGCGTTCGACACCGATCCGACCAAGACGACCAACCTCCGGCGCACCGGCCAGGCGGTCCGATTTGACACCGGCGACGGCAATGTGATGGATAATCTGACCATCGGTCGCCCGGGCTCGATCTCCGCTGGCGAGGGCTACGGCGTGTCGTTCCGCAAGGGCGAGCGCAACTCGGTCATTCGCAACAGCTATATTGAAGGCTGTCGTCACTCGATTGAGTTCTGGTCCAGTTCGGGCGGCTGCATCGCCGAGGACAACCATTGCGCACACGACACATCGTCGTCGATCGACACCCACGGCAATTGGAACACCGGGATCATCATCCGCCGAAACCTGGTTACCCGGGATCGGACCAGCGCGGCTGTCTCGCCGGACCTGGATCCGAATGAGGCGACCGACGCGATCCGGATCGGCAACAACAAGTTCATCTTTGACGAAAACATTCAGGTCCTGGACAACCAGGTGATCGGCTACGACGGCAACGCGCTGTCCATCGTTCCCGGTTGCTGGGATGTGACCGTTGACGGGCTCATCATCGACAGGTGCTGGCGCATTCTGAACATGAAGCAGAATTCGCGCCACAGCGACCTGTTCATGCGGGACATCGTTATCCGCAACGTGAACGCGATCAACATCAAAGACCGTTGGCTGGACATCCGCCACAACAGCCACAATGGCAGCCGGATGCAGGCCAAGGGTCTATTGCTGAAGGATTGGACCATCGGTGCGGCGGGACCCACTGGTCTGCCCGCCAACCCCGAACCCGGAACTGAGGTCACAGGAATGTACTTTCTGCACGTCGATGGCCTGACGCTCGAGAACTGGACCATCACCGATGCGAACCTGACCAACGACAACTGGCTCATGGTCTTCGACGAGATCAACGACGTCACGCTCACGAACGTAGTTATCGACTGCCTTGCCTCGGGCGAAGCGGACAAGGGCATCAACTTCAACAACGCCACGAACATCCGAGGCGGGATCACGCTCACGGGCCTCTTGCCGCCGCAGGGCGGGGGTGATCCGTTCCTTGTGTACTTCAATGACGGCACTGGGACGCCATCCTCGACGGACACTGCGCTCACGATCACCCACGATCTGGGCGCGTCGCCGAAGGTTCTGGGCGGGCCGCCAGCAGGCTTCGCACTCAACCTGGTGCAGGTTTGACGCTGCCCGCTCCGACCAGCTGATAGAGGATTGTCATGACACTTGAGGAAGAGCAGCGCTGGCGCGAGCGCGGCGTGGAATTCGGCCGCCTGCAGGCGGGCCTTCAGGATGCGCTGCGGCGGCTGGAGCGCACCGAGATGAAGCTGGAGAAGCTCATTTGGTGGATCATGATCACAGGTGTCGGCGCGGCCATGGGCTCTGCCAGCTACGTCATCCGCCTCATTGCAGAGGGTCTTTGACATGCAGATTGTTTCACCGGCGCTGATCACGGCGGCCGCGTTCAGCGCCGTGGTCGGCTACACGCTGCCCGACCTCCAGCACGCGTTGGATCCACCGCCCATCGTGGTGCATGCGCTGTCTGTCACGGAGGACCGCTGTTCCTGGCAAGGGGTCGAATACGAGGGCTGCGTCGTTCAGCAGCGCACCGTCCACGCGAGCGGCGAATTCTTTTTCGCGGCCTGGAATGCGGCAGTGCTGTTTGACGACACGCGGCGTCCGGTACCGGGCTGCGCTGGCGACGGTGCCTGGCAGTATCGGGTCGGCTATTCCGCTGCGGAAATCCCACTGCCCATCTGGGTCGGCAGCGAGGACTGCACCTTTGAAAAGCTGCGCGCCACCTATGGCGATCGAGAATTCCGGCTCCTGGCCTCCTGGCACTGGGGCTCGGACCAAAGCACGAACCTCAGCGCGGCGTTCACGCTGACTGAGTGATCCCTGGCCTCGGACGCGGGGTAATTTCTAAAAACTAGGAGGACTTCATGCGCAAGACGTATCATTTGGCACGCGCCGAGATTGGCACGGTGGAATGGGCTGAGGGGAGTAATCCCACAGTCGACCGGTATTTTGACGATGTCGGGTTTCCGACGATGAGGGACGACACCGCCTGGTGCGCGGCCTTTGTCGGCGCGATGCTGCATCGCTCCGGGTTGCCGCATACGCGCAAGCTCACCGCTCGCTCGTATCTCGATTGGGGCAAGCCGGTTGATCTGAACGATGCCGAAGCTGGCGACGTTGTGATCTTCTGGCGCGGCTCGCCGGAAAGCTGGACAGGCCATGTGGCGTTCTTCGTTCGGCGCGAGGGCGCGCGGATCATCGTGGTTGGTGGCAATCAGCGGGATCAGGTCAGCGAGACCGGGTATCCGGAGGCGCAGCTGCTCGGCGTGCGGCGCATGACGCTCACCTCGAAAACCCAAAGCACGACGCTTCGGGCGGCGGCGGGTGCCGCGGTCGCGGGCGCGGGCGGTGTGGCGGCAGCGGTCGGTCAGCTTGATCCAGCCGCGCAGTCGATACTGATTGGCGCGTCCTGCCTGGTCGGGCTCGGGCTGCTGTGGATCGTGCGCGAGCGTCTGCAAAAATGGGCCGAGGGCGATCGGTGATTGTCCGCTGGATCAGGGGCTGGATGGTAGCGGTCGCGTTGACGATCGCGGCCATCTTCACGGCGTTCATGCGCGGTGCTGCCGAGGGGCGGCGCAAATCAAAGGACGAGGCCAATGAAGCGACGCAGGAAGCAATGGAGCGTGGGCGAAAGGCTGTGGGGGATGGGCGCGGTGGCGCTCCTGTTGACCGGCTGCGCGACAACGACGGTCGGTGGTAGTGCGGGGTGCCAGGCCTATGCGGAGGCGCGTCTGTCTCTTCCGCCTGTGGAGACGATCGCGGATGTTCCGGCGCCTTGGGCGGAATGGGTGGCGCGGACCGACGATCGGATGACGGGGACCTGCCGATGAAGTCGCTTTCGCCACAGCTGCAGGGGCACCTTGATGACGGCACGACGACGCTGTCCTGGTGTTGGCGCATCACGCGGCTCGATGGCGTCGTTTATGGCTTCACCGACCACGATCGCGCGCTCGCCTTTGGTGATACGGTCTTTGAGCCGGAGGCAGGGCTGACGGCTTCGGAGATCCGCTCCGACTCTGATCTGTCGGTGGATTCCCAGGATGCAGAGGGCGTGCTGCGCTCCGATCGGATCAACGAGACCGATATCCTCGACGGGCTCTGGGACAATGCTGACGTTGAGGTCTGGCGGGTGAATTGGGCCGATACCGCGCAGCGGGCCCTGCTCCGGCGGGGCTCTATCGGTGAAATCCGGCGCGGTCGGGTTTCCTTCGTCGCGGAGGTGCGCTCGATGGCGCACGTCCTTGGCCAGACGCTCGGCCGGACCTACCAATCTGGGTGTGATGCTGCCGTTGGGGATACGCGGTGCGGCGTGAACATCGAAGCGGCGGCCTATCGGGGTTCCGGCGTGGTCGCGGGGCTTGCTGGTGATCGTGGCTTCACCACCTCGGGTCTGGCCTCATTCGCGTCGGGCTGGTTTGCACTGGGCACAATCGCGTGGTCTGAGGGTGCGAACGCGGGCCGGATCGCTGAAGTCGCGGCTCATGACCTGGCGAGCGGCGTGGCCACGGTGCAGCTGCTGGAGCCTCCAGTTCGGGGGATCGCGGACGGCGATGCGTTCGTGATCCGGGCCGGGTGCAACAAGCGCATCGAGACCTGTGCTTCCAAGTTTTCGAATGTCGCGAATTTCCGGGGGTTTCCGAATATCCCAGGTCAGGACGCGGTGATCCGTTTTGCCACGAAGAGCGGCGGACATTCCGGAGGGGTGCTGTGA